TGATCAATGCATTTCGCGCCGGCGGTGGCGACGCGCCGCCGCCATCGGCGGCGCCGACCAATCAGTATGAGCGGCCGGTGGATGCGCCGATCAAGCTGACGATCGACGGTCGCGAACAAGAGTTCACCCGCGAGCAGCTTGTGGCCAACCACCACCGCGCGGCCGACTACACCAAGAAGGCGCAGGCGTTGGCTGATCTGAACCGCCAGGTCACCGAGCGGGCGCAGGCGATCGAAAAGATGCTGCCGGTGCTGGTGCCGGAGATCGAGCGGCAAATCGCCGCGCTCGATGCGCAATTGGGTCAGCGCGTCGATTGGGACACGCTCGCGCGCACCGATCCGGCGGAATATATGCGCCAGGACGCGCTGCATAAGGCGCAGAGCGCCGAGCGCGAGCGGCTGGCGGCGCTCAGCGCGATGCGCGAGCAGGAAACCGAGCAAGCGCGCAACCGCCGCCTGGTCGAAGGCCACGCCGAGCTCGTGCGCATGCTGCCCGGCTGGGATAACCCGCAAACTCGCGGCCGCTTGCAGTCGGATATGATCCGCTGGGGCCGGCAAAACGGGTTTTCCGACCAAGAATTATCGGGGATCTACGAACCGAGACACGTTATGGCCTTGTTCAAGGCGATGGCGTTCGATCATCTCATGGCCGGCGTCAAATCCGATGCGCCGCCAGTGCCCAACGTGCAGCGCCGCGGCACGGCACCGCCACCGGCGGCGTCCCGACCGCTGAATGACGCCGAGCGGCGGTTCGCTGACTCCCATTCCATGCGAGACGCGATCGCCGTGCTCAACGCGCGCAGGAGAGTGCATTAAATGGCCAAATCCACCGCCGGGATCGGCCCCAAAGGGCAAGCCAAGGTGCAGCGCACCATGCATGAATGGGGCAAAGGCCAGTTGCATAGCGGCTCCAAGACCGGGCCGGTGGTGACCAAGCAAAAACAGGCGGTGGCGATCGCCTTGAGCCAAGGCCGCAAGGCGGCGCGCGCAAAACGATGAGCGGCGGCCCCTCGCAGCAGGAATTGGCTGAGGCGCTGTTGGCGACGATCTACCGCTATGCCAGCCAGTATGATGCGCAGCACCGTCCAGGGCTGGCACGCGATGATGTGGCGCCGATCTGCGGCACGCTGGGGGCGATGATCGGGCGCATGGTGGGCTCGGCGTATCCCGAGGCGACCGACGCGGACTTCACCGACATCATTATCAAGATCAACAGCAGCATGTGGAGCAACATCCGCGCGTGCCAGCGCGAATTTCGCGCCGCGTCGCGCGCGTCCGCGCCAGCCGCCAAGCGTCCAGCGCGGGCCAAGGCGCGATGATGCCCGGCTTGCTCGGCCTGTCGCCCTCACTGCCCGAGCCGAAGCCGGATGCACGCGCGCAACTCGCCGCGCTGGCCGATGTGACAGCGGGGAAAAATACCGCGTTCTTTCCGCCGGGTTCGAGACTGCCGCGGCGAAAAACACCGGTGGGCGTGCAAAGCGTGCGCCGGCCCGAGGGGCGCCTGATGACCACCGATCCGGCGAAGGCGACGGCGTTCGCGCGAACGCCGGCGCTTGATGACAGCGTGATCGCGCGGCTGCTCGGCTACACGCAGTCCAAGCGCCAGGCGGCCGCCAGCGGCATGCCGGCGATGGTGCAGGCACTAGCGCATGGCGGCGTGGCGCATGCGCAACTGGCCTCGCGCGGCGGTCTGCCGGCCGCCTTGGCGGCGGCCAAGCGTGCGGTGCCCAACGCCCGATTGCGTGTCGTGCCGCCGGCGGCCGCGGTCGGTCGCCAGGTGGGTTTGCTGGGGATGTGACGATGGGGACGATGATTTAGTGCCCGCCAAGTCCGTGCTGATCGGTCTCGCGCTCGTGGCGCCGTTCTGGGCGCTCGTGGCCTGGTGCGTGCTGTGAGGCGCACGACGAATCACGACCTGGCGAAGATGCGCATGGCGCACCGGGCCGGCATGACGCTCGGCGAGACGGCGAAGTGGATCGGGTGCAGCTATAGCGTGGTGCAGTATCGCGAGCGCGAGCTCGGCATCCGGTTTCTGCGCAGGCGGTTCTGGCGCCCGGATCCGGCGGCACCGGTCAACCTTGCGGAGCTCATGGCAGCGCTGGTGAAAGCCGCGGGGAGGCGCGTGCATGAGTGACGACGGTAAGAAAAAGCCGCCGCGGGAGCCCGACCTGTTTGATGTGGCCGCGGCGAAAGCGGCGAAAAAGGAAGGCATGGACCGCGTGGCGCGCGGTGCCAATCCAGCCTGGACCCGCGCGATGATCGAGTATGTCAATGCGGTCTGTCGGACGCACCAGCGGTTTACCACCGATGACGTATGGCTCCATGCCCGTGCGATGGGTATGAAAGAGACCACGCGCGACAATCGTGCGATGGGCCCGGTCATGTCGCACTGTGCCAAGGCGGGGATGTGTCGCAAGGCGCTGGTGCCGGAGGTGCCGTCACAGCGCAAGTTGCTGCACAGCACGCCGATCCAAGTCTGGGACAGCCTGATTTATGAGGGGCCAGCGCTCGCCGCGGATTGACGCGGCCTCGCTAATTTCGCTAGGCGTGGTGCCACGGCGGGCCATGGCAGTGCGCTGCGGCGACCAAGCAACGCCCGCAACAGTCGCGCGGAGTCTTTGAGGACCAACCGCGCGGCGCGCCGTGCCGTCGCCGATCTGGGGACCAACCAGGGCGGCGCCATGCGGGCCGGAGTGCGCCTTCGGGCGACCAACCGGCAGCGCCGCGTCGTTTTGGAGTCGCCTTTTCGCGAACGCTTTCACCCGTGCGGAGAACGAACCGGGTGAGTCGTTCCATATGCGCAGCGAATTAGCCGCGCTAGCGAAAGGGTATGACAATGGCTCTGCCAGTGATGAGCGCCGCGCCGGCCAATACGTACATGGAAACTGCGGCGCCGAATGTCCGCGAAGATCTGGCCGATCTGATCTACCAGATCGATCCGGTCGAAACCCCAATGGTCTCGCTTTGCACGCGCAACAACGCCGATCAGGTGACGACCGAGTGGCTCGTGCAAGAATTGTATCCCGCGGCGAACGTTCCGCAGCCGGAGGGATTTACCGCGGCCATGTCGCCGGCCAAGGTGCCGCTGCGGCTCGGCAATATCTGCCAGATCCTCGCGCGCACCGTCGCGGTGTCCGACACGCTGCGCGTGGTCGATCAAGTCGGCGAAGAAGAGTTCAACCGGCAGATGATCCTGCGTGGCAGTGAGCTCAAGCGCGATCTCGAGCTCACCATCACATCCGAGCAGGTCAAAGCCATCGCCGACCCGCGGCAGTTGGCCGGTTTTCAGACGTGGTGCGCGAACGGATCGGTTGGCGCGGGCACCGGCGCGTTGCCAACCGGCAACGGCACCAATGCGCACACCGCGGGAACCTTGAGAGATTTGACGCTCAACATGGTGGAAGATGCCATCCAAATGAGTTGGAACGCCGGCGGTAAGCCGCGCACCGCCATCATGTCGGCGTCCATCAAGCGCTGGTTTAGCACGATGACGCAGGGGGGCACGGGCAACCCCTTGGTCGGCCAGAATATGTATACGTACACGAGGCCGGAACCGGCGACGATCATCGGCGCGGTCGGGGTTTTTCTCAGTGACTTCGGCCCGGTGGATCTGGTGCCAGACAGGTATATGCCGGCCCACGTCATTGAAATCGTGGATCCCGACCATATTGAACTGGCGCCGCTGCCCGGTCGTGACTTCATACAGGAAGATTACGCCAAGACCGGCGACAATACCCAAGGCGGCGTGGTCTTCGAAGGGACTTTGCGGCCGACTGCACCAAAAGCCCATGCCTGTGTCTGGGACCTGAACCAATAGAGTAAGACTGCATGAATACTTTGATCTACGAGCAGGCCGATCTGATCCGCGCGATGCGCACGCGCATCGTGCGCGATCAGGAAACCGGCCTGCCGTTGATCATCTCGAGCCAGGCCGTGCAGCGCATCGCCGACGATGCCAAGCGCTATGCGGGCATCTTCGACAAACACGCCGCGCGCCAGCGCGGCGGCCGCATGGTCGCGGTGGTGCCGGCGGTGATCGTCAACCACCTGATGAAACTCGGCATCTGGCAAGACCCGAAAGCCAAGCTCGCGTGGCTGTCACGCCGCGACGCGCAAGCCTTCCGCACCGATGGCGGCGGGCCCTTGATCTGAACAACGGAGAAAACGATGAGCGACAAGCATCAAAACCAGGCGTCGGCCGAGCAAGCGCGGCAGATGCGCATGGGCGCTTCACCGGTGCCGCCGCCACAGCGCGGCGCGCCGGAAGAAATCCAGTTGGAGCCGCCGCGTTTCCTCCCTGGAACCTTGCCAATGAACATTCTGAAAAACAGCCCCGACGCCTGGACCGGCGAAGGTGACGGCACGCAAGCGGTGAAGCCGCCCGAGCTCGTGCCGGCCAAGGTGATCCGCGCCAATGTCGATGAACCGTTTCAGCCGATGGCCGAACGCGACGCGGCGGCGGCGAAAAAGTAAGCCCCCAAGGGAAACCTCGCATGGCGTCGCGCGCTGATCTGGTGACCGATGTAGCGGACTGGCTGAACCGGCAGGATTTCGGCACGCGGATTGACGCTTGGGTCCGCATGGCCGAGCTCGACATCAGCGAGCTCTTGCGCGCCCGCTGCATGGTCACCCGCGCGACGCAGATCATCGATGCGCCGTCGATCACCATGCCGGTGAATTTCCTCGAGATGGAATCGATCCGCGACGCCGATACCGATCGCTTGCTCTCCCTCGAGGATCATTGGACCGCGCCCCGCACCACCGTGGGCCCGGTGACCGCCTATCGCCTGGTCGGCAATTGCGTGGAGTTTCTGCCGTCACCGGTGATCAGCCCCGATCAGACCACGTTCCAGTCGGTCAAAATGGCCTGGTATGCCAAGCCGCCGGCGCTGATCGATCCGCAAGACACCAACGACGTGCTCGAGCAATTGTATCAGGTCTATCTGTTCGGCACCTGTCGCTACGCGGCGAAATGGGCGCGCGATCCCGACGTGGCGCAGCAGGCCGAGGCGGATCTGACCGAGGCGATCGCCGCGGCGAATGCCTGGAAGATCAAAAGCGATTACTCCGGCGCGCCGCTGCGCGCCGTGGTGCGTGGGTTCGGTGCCTGATGGCCGGATCCGCCACCGATTACCTGCGCCAACGCGTTCTGTCGCACACCTTGGCGTTTGGCGCCTACACCGCGCCGGCCGCGGTCTATGTCGGGCTGTGCGCGGCGACGCCGGCGCCAGATCACGCGACGCCGGGCAGCGAAGTGTCGGGCAACGCCTATGCGCGCCAGGCCGCGGGTTTCGTGATGGCGGGCGGGCGCACTGATCTCGCTGAGAATGGCGCGACGATCGAGTTTCCTGCCGCCACCGGCCACGGCTGGGGCACGCTCGGATTTTTCGAGCTCTGGGATGCGGCGACCGCCGGCAATCGCCTCTATTGGGGCCCGTTGGTGGACCCTGCGGACGGCGTGACACCGATCACCCGCACCGTCGGCACCGGTGACATCATGCGCTTCACCGCCGGCGTGCTCCAAGTGCAGGCGGTCTGATGCCGGCGCCGCGTCCTTTTGGGGTCGGCCCCTACGGCACCGGGCTCTATTCGCGCTACAGCGGCAATATCTATGAGGTCGCCGGCGCGAGCAGTGTGCAATTCGCCGCGCACGGCAAGCTGACGGCGCTCTATAAGATCGCCGGCGTCACCGAGGTGCAGTTTGCCACGCGCGGCATGCTGACCGCGATCTATCAGTTTGCCGGCGCGACGCAGGTGCAATTTGGCGCTGTCGGCGCGATGACGGCGATTTTCAAGCCGTGGGCGATCAGCGAAATCAGCTTCGACGCCTGGGCGCATAGCCTGGCGCTGACCTGGGCGGCGTCCGCGCCGTGCGAGCTCGGCGCCTGGCCGGATGGGCCGCCATGCGGTGATGGCGCCTGGACACCGTTGCCGGTCTGCGAGCCGGGCGCCTGGCCTGATGCGCCGCCGGCCGGTCTCGGCACGTGGATCCCGACACCGCCGTGTGAACCCGGCACATGGAGCGCACAGCGATGAGCGGCACCGCGGACTACACCTTCACGCAGCATTATTCGCTCTACAAGCCGGTGCCCAACGCGGACTTGGATGCGTGGGGCGACCACATCAATCTCAATAGCGATACGATCGACGGATTGCTGTTTCAGATCAGCGGTGGCTATGTGCCGTTGGACGGCAGTAAGGCGATGACCGGCTTGCTGACCCTCTCGGGGCCGCCGACGGCGAACAACCAGGCGGCCACGAAAGCCTATGTGGACGGCAAGATCCCGGTCATCCCCGGCAGTCTGCCGCCAAGCGGGCCGGCATCGGGCGATTTGACCGGTTCCTATCCGGGGCCGATTTTGGTTAACACGGCGGTCGCCGCCGGCGCCTATACAAACGCCAATATTACGGTGGACGCCAAGGGCAGGGTGACCGCGGCGGCGAATGGCGTGCTGGGGATCACGGAAGCGCAGGCCGATGCGCGGTATCTCGCGCTTGCCGGCGGCACGCTGACCGGCAATCTGACGATTGCGCCGGCCTCCGGGTATGCCAACTTGACTATCAACAAGGCCGCCTCCGGCGTTGGTTCGTCGATTGTCGGAGCGACTGCTAGCCTGAGCCGCTGGGCGATGTATCTGGGCGACCCAAACCCGGAGACTGGCGGCAACATCGGCAGCGATTTTCTGGTGCAGCGGTTCAACGACGCGGGCGGCTACATCGACACGCCGCTTGCGATCTACCGTTACAGCGGCAACGCCAATTTCACCCACGATGTCTATGCCAACGGCTGGACGATGTCCGAGGTCGGGCGCGTCGGCTCGCGCACCCACGACGGCAGCCTTCCGGTGGTCATGCTGTGGGACAACCTGCGCAACGACGCCGCCGGTATGTATTACGACGGCAATTCGAATTACCTCGGGTTCGCCAACTTTGGCGGCGACGGCTCAATTCTCAGTTGGAAGGGCGGCTTCGACACTAGCGGATGGTTTACGGCCAGCGTTGGCCTACGCGCCAACTCGGGTCTCATCCTCAGCGTGAGCGGCAACAACCCCTCGGTCGCGGCCTACAACACCGCTGGCTATGCGTCGGGCTTCTGGTGCGAGAACAACGGCACTCTCAGCTTCGGCGATACCGATGGCAGTGGCTGGCCGCAATACACCCGCATGTATCTCGACCGGGGCAGTAGCCTTCATGTGAGCGGCAACGTCTACGCAGCCAACGATCTAAGCGGTGCGCAGGCTTATCTCAACAGTGGCCTCGGGGTGAAATACGCCGGGTCCAACTGGATCCGCTTCGGCTGGAATGGCTGGCTCAACCTCTACATCGACGGCGGCTACGTCGCCGACATGGCGACCACTGGGTGGTGTGGCGGCACCTTCGTCCAACCCAATCAGTCGCCGACGTTCTACCAAGTGTATATGAGCACCGACAGCTATTGCTACGGCACGTTCCACTGCCCACAGATTTCCTGCACCTCTTCCTGGCTCGGGATGCAGGTGCCGAGCGGCTACTGGATGTCGTCCGATTGGGCTGCGGCTAATGGCATGGTCGGCTTTTACGTGCAGGGCGGCTACCAATATATGGCGGCGCGCGGCGCGATGGTGCAGGACGCCGATCGGCGCATCCGCCAACTCGAGGCGCGGCTTGCGATCCTCGAGGCGCATCAAGGCACGCTGCATTGAGCGCCACGGCCTACACCGATGTGCGGCTCGAACGCCCGCGCGAGTGCCAGGGCGATCCGGCACGATGCCGTATCTCAGTCAAGCGCGGCGTCGAATTGCCCGTGAAAGAGTGGCATCCGGTGTTTGACGGGCTCGGCAATCTGCTGGTCGGCGATCCGAACGTCTATTTCAACGAGCTCGCTTGTTCCGTTTGCAACCAAAGCTGGCGCCGCGTGCTCGATCCGCCGGAGCCGTTCCGGCAAGTGCCGCAACTCCCACGGAGGGCTGACGTATGACCGCTGTATTGATCGGTGGACAAGGCGGCCTGCCGGCGCCGCCATTCGGGTTGCTGACCAACCAGAGTATCGCCGCGTTTCATCGGGCCAACCAAGCGATCACCCGATTGCAAACCGCGGTGGCCGCCGCGGCGTCGGGCTATACCGGCATCGATGGCACGCAATATGAAGGCAATGGCAATAACTTTGGCGTCGTGGCCGATCCCAATAATCCGGGCGCGCAAGGCAAAGCCTATGCCTATGCGGTCAACCTGATCGCGGAGAAATGGGCCACCTTCTGGTCAGAGGCGGGCTCGGCGATCGAGACCATCGACAACGGCGCCACGCTCGGCGGCACCGGCGGCTTCTGAGTATGGAACCGATGGAGATCCCCGGCACGCTGGACCTGACGGTGACGCTGCAAGCGCAGGAGTGGCAGACCGTGCTGCTCGCGCTGCGCGAGATGCCTTACCGCCTAAGCAACGCGGTGATCGCCAAGCTCGAGCGCGGGCTGAACGCGGCGGCGCAACAGCAGATGGCACCGCGGCCGGGCAATGGCGTTGATCAACAGCCCATGGTGCGCCCCGATGCCTGATAGTTTCACCAGTAACTTTGCCCTCACGAAACCGGAAGTCGGGGCGTCCAGAGATACCTGGGGCGGAAAATTGAACGTCGATTTGGATACGATCGACCAGATTTTGGCCGCCTTGATGCCAATCGGTTCGATGGTGGATTTCGCCGGGGCGAACGCGCCGGCCGGTTGGTTGCTGTGTGACGGTTCATGGCAGCCGATCGCGTCCTATCCGCGATTGTTCGCGATCATTGGCACGCGGTATGGCGGCGATGGCGTGACCTATTTCGCGATGCCCGATAGCCGCGGCCGCGGCCTGGTCGGTGTTGGCAGCACCACCGACGCCAATGGCTGGGGATTCTCTTACGCACTGGCGCAACGCGGCGGCGTGATTGCCTTCGGCATCTCTCAGGCGAACCTGCCGAATTATCAACTCTATTGCGACACGTCGGGCGCACATATTCACACCGGTTGGACCAGCGGCGACGGCGACCATAGCCATACCGGTTACACGGATGCCCAAGGTTGGCACGATCACGCCTATGACCGCGGCGCCTATCCGGCTGGCGCGGCGGCGGGCAGCTACACGATCAACACCGGGCTGAATGGCGCGCGCACGTCAACCGACGGCCTGCACCAGCACAATGTCCAGACTTATGGCGGCGGCACGCACACCCACGCGATCCAGACCTATGACGGCCAAGGCGCGCACACGCATGGCGTCTGGCTCGGCGGCGGCGGTCAGCCGATTACCATGGTCAGCCCTTACCTGGCGGCGACGAAAATCATCTTTGCCGGGCCGCCCGGTTTCACCGCGGCGGTCGGCGCCGGGCGCGATAGCCGCACCATCGTGTCCTCACCCTGGCGCGGCGGGATGTTGCACTGATGCCGCTGCGCCCCGTCATGCCACCGCCTGGCTGCAAGCGCGGCGCCACGCCCGACGTGATCAGCAACGCCTGGTGGGATATGAATTGGGTGCGTTTCCGTTCGGGGCAACTGATCCCGATCGGTGGCTGGGTCACGCTCAACGGCACGTATGTGGACAGCCCGCCGCGCGACATCATCACGTGGCACGCGAACCTCACCGGCCGCTGGGCGGCGATCGGCACCGATAACCGGTTGTATGCGTTTAGGTTTGATACAGAAACGCTGTATGACATCACCCCGGCCGGCGTCGGGCCGCTGGATCCGCCAGGCGCCATTCTCGGCTGGGGCATCGGTAATTTCGGCGCCGAAACATACGGCACGGCGCGCGATCCGTCCAACGTGGTGCCGTCGGATGCGTCGGGCACGATGGGCGATTGGTGGTCGCTGGCGCTGTTCGGCCAGGATCTCTTGGTGGTGCCGACGCAGCACGGCGGCTTGTTCCGCTGGTCGCCTGACACGCCATCGACGCCGGCCGCTTTGGTCGCCGGCGCGCCGGGGCAAAACAGAGGCGTGCTGGTCACCGATGAGAGGCATGTTGTCCTGATCGGTGCTGGCGGCAATATGCGCAACGTCGCCTGGTGCAGCCAGGAAGATCCCAACACGTGGGCGCCGGGCCCGTCCAACACCGCCGGCGATCTCTTGCTCGAGACCGAAGGCCGGCCGCTGCTCGCCCGTCGCGTGGTCGGCGGCAATTTGATCTGGACCGATAACGATGTGCATCAACTGACCTATGCCGGCCAGCCTTATGTCTATGGCCTGCATAAGATCGCGGCGAATTGCGGGCTGATCTCGCCGCGCGCGCCGTCGTTCTGTGGCGCGCAGGTGGTCTGGCCGAGTGTGCAAGGCTTCTTTGGCTACGAGGGCGGCAGCGTTAACCCAGTGCAATGCGACGTGGGCGATTGGTTTTTCTCGATGATTAACCGGTCGATGATTGGTCGCATCTATGGCTACGGCAATGCCGAGTATCGTGAACATTGGTGGCACTTCCCCGATGAAGGCTCGACCGAGTGCAATCGTTATGTCGCGGTCAATTACGCCGACCGTGGCAATCCGTGGATCATCGGCCAGTTGGATTGCACCGCCGGCGACACGATGGGGGCGATGATCCGGCCGATCTGCGGCATGGGCATGCCGGGCGGTGGTGGCGCGCTGCGTTTGCACGAATTTGGCTGGACGGATGACGGCACCTCGCGCGTCGGCATGATCTACGCGGAAACCGCCAATCTCGACATCGGCGAAGGCGATGAGCGATTCGGCGTGACGCAGATCGAACACGACTATGCCGGGCCCTATCAACAAGTGGCTTATCGGTTTTTCTGCCGCGAACGCGCCGGCGACATCGAATACCAGGCCGGGCCCTATCCGATCATCCGCACCGATGGCTTGGTGGATACGCGGTTTTCCGCCCGCCGCGCGCGCATGCGCATCGAGGCGATCCAAGACGGGCCGTGGGCGCTCGGTGTCACGCGGCTCAATCTGGTGCCGGGAGGCAAACGCTGATGGCGCTCGCTGGGCGCGCCCCGCAACCGACGCCGACACCCTCTGGTGGCTCGCTGGATCAGCGTTTGTCGCAACTCGCCATGGCGGTCTCGCGCAAGGCGGATGTGACCAGCGAGCCGACCTATCAGGCGGTGCGACTGGTCGATTCGCTCGGCCAGGTGTGGCGCGTCACCGTGCTGCCCAATGGCCAACTGCGCACCGAGGTGGTGACGCGATGACCCCCGATCGCCGCCGACTGCTTGCCAAGTTGAATGAAGCGCTGACCGATGCGGGGCTGTTCTACACGTTTGACGATCTGGTGGAGCTCGCCCGCAAGCGCCTGGTCGCGGTGCATCAAGAGAATGATGCGATTGCGATTTCCGAGATCCGCCGGCATCCGCGGGGCAGCGAGCTCAATCTGATCGCCGCGGCCGGCACCTTGCGCGACGTGCTGGCGCTCGAGCCGCAACTGGAAGCGCTGGCGCGCGAGCAAGGGGCGATGCGGATGGTGACGCATGGCCGTCCCGCCTGGCGGCCGATCGCCGCGAAACTCGGCTGGCATCCGGTCAGCCTGCAATATGTCAAGCCGCTCCTGCCCTATTCGCCGAAGGATGGCAGCGCATGAGCACGCAATTCTGGGCGCCGCCCTACCGGACGGATTTTGCCATCGCTCGCGGCGGTGGTGGCGGCGGCGGCACGCAGAGCAGCATTTCGCAAGTGACGCTGCCCGGCTGGGTCGATGAGGCGTCGCAGTCCAGCTATAGCCAAGCGGCGCAAGCCGCCGATCGGCCCTACCAGGCCAATCCCGCGCAGCAAGTGGCGCCGCTCACGCCCGATCAACAAGCGGCGTATGCGCAGATCCGTGCGCTGCAAGGCACCACCGCGCCGGCCTACAGCCAGGCGGAAGGCGTCTCATCGGGGCTGTTGAGCCAGGCGGCGCCGATCACCACCGATCAGGTCAACGCCAGTACCGGCGCGTTGATGAATCCTTACCAAGAGGCCGTCGTGGCGCCGACGGTGGCGCAGATGCGCCAGGATCTCGCGCAGCAGAAAGCGCAGATCGGTTCGCAAGCGAGCAATGTCGGCGCGTTCGGTGGCTCGCGGTTGGGCATCGAGCAAGGCACCGCCGAAGGTCAGGAAGCGATCGGCGAAGGCAAGTTGGTCGGCGGCTTGCTGCAATCCGGCTATGACACCGCGCAAGGCCGTGCGCTCGGCATTGCGCAGGCCAACCAGAATCTCGGCGCGCAACAGATCAGCCTATTGCCGCAACTGGCGACGGCGCAGGCCGGTGAGACGGCGAAAGAAACCGGGCTGTTGAGCGCCGCCGGGCAGCAAGAGCAGCAGCAGGCGCAAGCCCAAGCGGATCTGGCGGCGCAGCAATGGTCGGATGAGTGGAATTACCCGCTGTTGCAGGCCGCCATCAAGCAAGGCGCGCTGTCAAGCTCGCCTTATGGCACCACGACCTACACGCAAGGCACGGCGAAGCCGGGCGGCGGCAATCTCGCCGGCAATATCATCGGCGGCATCGGTGCGGCCGCCGGCTTGCTGGCGTTGGTTTAGGAGACGCGACGATGGGCGACGTTCCGGTGGGCGAACTGGCCGACGTGGCGAGTGCCGCGGGTGACGTGGGCAGTGCGGCGGGCGATGTGGGCGGCGGTCTGGGCATGTTCGCGACCGAGGCGGCCCCGGTTTCCGCTGATGCCGTCGGCAATGCCGCTGACGCTTTCGTTGACACCGGAAGCTGGGACACCGCGAGCGGCACCAGTGGCAGCGGCGGCGGTTGGCTGTCGGACGTCGGTAATTGGGCGAAGAGCAACAAGGGCGCGATCAGCGATGCGTTGGGTCCGCTGAAATCGCTGACCGGCGGCGATAGCGCCGCTGGCAAACCCCCGGCGCTGGGCGGTGGCACCGGCGCGGCGATGCACCAAGGCCAGGCGATGACGCTGGGCGAGCTCTATTCGCAATTGCAGGCGCGCCGCGCGGCGCAAGGTGGCCTGTCGCGCAGCGGCGGCGGCTTGTTGGGGATGTAAACCATGCCGACGAACGGCGGTCTGCTCGAGCTCGGTCCCGACGATTATCAGGACATCGATCCGTCGATTTTCGCGACCGACGCGGTATCGGTGGCGTCACCCGATACGCCGCGCATGCCGTCACTGCGTCCTGCCGATGGCGATGGCGCGACGGCAACGCAAGGGACGGACACGACACCGCTCGGGCCCGCGCCGGCGCCGACCGATGGCGGCACGCCGCCGGCGCCGGAAGCGCCGGGTTTCTTCGAGCGGCTACAGCGCGGCATCGGCAAGGTGGGCTGGACGCTCGGCGGTGGCGATCCAGGGCTTGCCAATCTCTCGCCGGAGCAACAGCAAGCCGCCGGCGCGCGCGCTCTGCTGAATATGGGTATTTCGATGCTGGCGCGCTCGGGCCCGACCTGGGAGCCGCGCAATTTCGGCGAGATCCTGGCCGGCGGCCTGGCGGCGGCGCAGGAAGCGCCGACGCGCGAGGAATCGATCGTTGGCCAGCAGGCGATGGCCGCGCAAGAGATGGGGCTGAAACGCGCGCAACTCGCCAACCAAACGATGGTGGCGCAAGCGCGCGTGCTGCAATTGCGCGCGCAGTTGGCGCAAATCTTGGGCGGCCAGAAAGCCGCCGACGATGCGCTACGCTATCTTACCGGCAATCGGGGCGGCGGTGGCGGCAATCTGACCGACACGATCATTGGCGCCGAGTCGGGCGGCGATCCGTCGATTAAAAATCCCGCCTCAGAGGCGCAGGGGCCCGGCCAATTCATTCCTGGCACGTGGTCGGATTTCGTGAAGAGCCCCGCCAATACCGGCGGCTGGACCGAGGCGGATCGGTTCG